GCCGTCCCGGACCTTGCCGTAGCGCTGGAAGACCGCGTTGACGTTGTCGAGCGGGCCGTTGAGCTGGTAGGTCGCCTTCACCCGCATGGCGATCAGCGTGAGCGGCAGGGCGCTGTTGATCGGCGCCTCGGGGCGGATCGACTGGATCGCCACGAAGGATGTGCGATCAGACGTCGTCGTCGACGTCCTCTCGTCGGTCATGCGCGTGACCTCGATCTCGTAGCGGCCACGCGTCGGCAGGGCCCAGCTGTGCTGGCGGTAGATGGGCTCCCGCTTGGAGGACGAGATATCCAGCGTCGCGACGTCCGACCAGTCGCCTTCCCCTTCAAGGCGCTGACGGATCCTGACGCTCACGGAGAGCCCGACCACGTTGTTGTTGTCATCGACGCTGAACAGCCCGGCCGGAAACGCGAGGATGATGGAGGCCTCGGTGGCATCGCCCGCGGTGAAGCGGGTGACCGGGGTCTCGGTCCCGGGGCCATCGACGATGTTGCCGGCATCGTCACGGGGTAGCGGGCGGATCAGGTCGACGCCCGTGTTCTCCTCGATGACCTGCCGCGGATAGAGCGTGATCGGGGCATCGGTGGACCAGCCTTCGCGGGTCTCGATGTCGATGTTGTCGAAGTCCGAGACGGGGGTGTCGCCGATCCGGAGGTCGTAGATCGTGTTCGGGCCGTAGCCCGCGCAGAAGAGCGCGCGGACGTAGAGCTTGTCGCCGACGATCTCGGAATAGGACCCGGCGGCGAAGGGCGGCGCGTAGCGATGGCGGCCGAGGACGAGCGGGACCGGATCGCCCGGCCGCGACGAGTTGCGGAACCCCGAGATCGTGTAGACGTCCTGCGCCTTGGTACTGCTGCCGCCCTGGGAGGAGGGTTTCACCGGGATGAGGGCGTTGACCAGAAGCGTTCCGACGACCGTTAGCCCCGCCGTCAGAAGTGCTGCGCCGGTGGCGCTGAGCCCGGCGACGCCCAGGAAAGAGCCTGCGTAAAACTGGCCGACGGCGACGGCGGCCACCGTCACGGCCACCAGGAGGACCGTGCGGATCGCGTTCTTCCCCGGAACCATGCGGATCAGCAGCCGCACCCCGGGTCTCGGGCGGGTGCAGTGCCAGTACTGCGGATCCACAGTGGATTTGGCGAGCGGCGTGACGAGATACACGCGGAGCTGATCATGGTCTGAGGCCGAGATGCCCGGATACGCGCGCTCGATCATCTGGGCGATCGTCATCCCTTCCGGAAGGGTGATCTCCGTGCGACCGAGGCCCGGATCGGGAACCGGCGCGGTGGTGACGAGAACGGATCCGGTCATGCGACGCTCCGATTATAGGGACTCTGGTGGTGGCGGTAGATGCCGGCCAGGCGCCGGCGCCAGACGGCCGAGGTCCAATCCTCGGCAACCGACTGGCGATCGCCCATGTGAAGCATGTGCCGGGCATCGACGACGATGCCGACGTGGGACCGCCAGCGCCCGCGGCGGAACAGGAGTGCATCGAACGGACGCGGCGCCTCGACGCGCCGCCAGGGACCACCCGGCTCCTCCCGCGTGACCAGGGCGTCGACCTCTTCCGATTCCTCATCGCTGACGTACTCGCCCAGGTAGTCGGGCAGCGAGATCCCGAACTCGGCCGCGTAGACGTGGCGCAAGAGCCCCCAGCAGTCGCAGCCGGCAGCGTCTCGACCGAGGTCGACGTGGGGAATGGCAATGAAGCGGTTGACCCAGTGCTTTGTCATTTGAAGAGCCCCGGAAAGCGATCCTTGGTGAAACGGGCCGATGGCACGGCCTCATCCTCGATCGGCTGACGGCTGATCGAGAGGGTGATCTGCGCCGCGTCGTAATCCGCCGAGATCAGCTTCAGCCCAAGGAACTCCAGCTCCACGAGATCGGGGGAACTCGCCAGCACCACGGCCATGTGCACGGTCGCGCGGTCGGTGATCGAGCGCAGGACGGCGATGATGTCGTTGTCGACGTTCTCGAGCACGATCGTCGCGGGGCCCGGCCCGTCCTCCAGATCGCCCGGCACCTCGGCCGAGGCGAGGACGAAGAGATAGGGGTCGGTCGCCGGATCCGCGCCCTGCCAGGTGGAGCGGAGGCCGTACATCAGGGGCTCGTCTGAAATCCTCTCCGACCAGTCGGTTGCGAGGCGAAGAGGCGCGTCGAGCGAGGGATGCTCGATGACGAAGAGCGCGACCTCGGTCTCGGCCGTGCTGGCCGCGTCGTTGGCGTTGCGGGCATTGAGGGAAACGATCTGGCTCATGGCATCACCACCACCGGGAAGGAGATCTTGAAGCGGATGCCCTGGACCGTCTCGGAGGGCATCGTGTCGCCGAAGAGGCAGAGCCAGCGCGCGGAGAGCAGCAGCGGTTGGCCCGAGCCGTTAAGAATCGGCGCGCCATCGGCCGAGAGAAGTGCCCAGCCGTCGGTGGTCGGATCCGGCATGTAGAACGGCAGCGCACCGTAGGCGGTGGCGTCCCTGTGGAAGTTGTCGAAGACCTGCTTCAGGGAGCGCGGCACGACGATCGCGAGGCTGACCTGCCGCGCGACGGAGGACCAGCGCCGGCGGTAGCCCGGCGGGCCTGTGTCGCGCGTCCGCTTGAGACGCGGATCCTGGTATTGCGCCTGCCAGTCGTTGCGGGTGGGCTTCGGGAGCTCGGAGGGCCAGACCGCGACTGTCATCGGCCGGCCATCGTCTTCTGGAGACCATAGGTCCGCTTCATCGTCTTGCTGGCGCCGCCGCCGCGATGCACGAGCGCCTGACCGACCTTGTCCGCGGTGTAATAGGTGACCAGCTGGCGGCCCGAGCTGTCCGTGGTCTGTTCGCGTCCCACCTCTTCCTGGGGTGTGCCCATGTTCACGAAGCGGATCTCGGGGATCTGGGCGGGCTGGCTCGCGACGTTCGCCGGCACATAGGGGATTGGTCCGCTGCCGCTCACGTAGCCGCCGTCACGATAGCCGCGCAGCGCGCCCTTCCGAAGCGCATCGAGGGTGTTCACGCCGATGCGCTCGGTCGACTTCGCGTCGAAGACATACTCGCGGCCGTGGACCACACCGCGGACCTCACCCGGATCGCTGCCACCGGTCCAGCCACCCTGCTCAAACCCGAAGAAGCCCAGCACCGACGACATGAGCGTGCCGAGGAAGTTGCCGCTGGACTGGCTGCCGCCGACGGCGTTGCCGAGGGCTCCGGAGAGCGCCTGGCCGAAGACGCCGAACCCATGGCCGAGCTGGCCGAGCGTACCCGTGGCCGAGCTGGCGGTATCCCCGAACTGGGAAAGCGCGGCATTGGCGGCCGACAGGCGGTCGCCCCAGCCCTTCATCTGGGTCGGGTCGATCGCGGAATAGCCGCTCGGTCGTTCGAAGCCTCCGAAGGCCGCCGTCGCGTCCCGCACGTTCGTGGCCGAAAGGAGCTTCGTCAGGCTGCTGCGTTCCGAGGTCATCAGCTCCTTCCAGACGAAGTCGAGCTGGCCCTGCACGTTGCCGAGACCGCCCATGCCGCCGAGCGCGGAAAGCAGGGCACCGCTGCGGTTATTGTGCTGAAAGAGGCCAAGTGCGTTGCCATTGTCGCCGACGGCGAACGGGTTGAAGCCGCTCTCGGCCTGGACGTTGCCCATGATGCCCGCGACCTGGACCGGGCTGAGCCCCTTCTTCGAGAAATAGTTCCAGATCTGGGACTGGACCGCCTGCGCGCCACTGAGCTGCAGGGGCGAATTCGCGAGGTTCGCCGTGGTGATCGCGCCGGCGCCGTAGATGGCGTTGCCGGAGGGGACGATCGTCACCGACGCGGCCGTCACGGCCATGCTGGCGACCGAGCGGCCCGAGGTGCTCAGCGTGGCAGAGGTGGAGGCCTTGCCCGTCAACCGGTCCCAGATCCCGCCGAGGCCGCCCGTATCGTCAAGCGTCGGCAAGGCGGTGCCGAGCAGCATGTTCTTCAGCGGGTTCTTCACCGCCATCTCGGTCACGAAGCTTTCGAGATCCTTGCCCAGCGAGGAGAAGGCCCCCGAGATGTCCCCGCTCGTGAGCTTGTCGACGGTGTCGTCGATCGCGGTGCCGGCGGCGTCCTTCACCTTGCCCCAGGCATCGATCTGCCGTTGCAGCGCCTGCGTCTGGAGATCCGTGGCCACGAGTTCCTGACGCTGCCGATCGTAATCGGCCATGCCCGACCGGAGCCCGCGATCGCGCAGCTCCTGCTCGGCCTGGAAAAGCGCCAGGCGCCGCGACCGGACCCTCGCATCGCTCCCGAGCAGCGTCACCTCGAGCTGCAGCTGGGCGAGATCCTCGCGGCGCGACTTCAGCAGGTCGTTCACCGAGGCGCGGCTCTGCTCCTGGGCGAGCTGCGCATAGAGGTCGCGCTGCTGGTTGATGATCGCATTAAGCCGGATCTTCTCCGCCCCCTCGGCTTTCGCCGCCGCGGTGATCAGAGGACGGAGCTGAAGCTCTTCCTGCAGCTTGCGGTTGGCGTCATCGGCCGTGATCGCCCCCGTCGCGACCTGGGCGTCGAGCCGCTGGCGGATCGTGAGCTCGTCGCGCATGTCCGCGATCTGCCCCTCGCTCTGGGCGAAGGTTTCAGCCATGACCTTGGCGCGTGCCCGCTCGGCTGCGATGTCGATCTGCTTTTGCGATATCTCCTGCGAGGAAAGATCGAGCCGCGTCCGCTGAGCCGCGATGTTCGCCTTCTCGATCGAGTCGCGCGCCACTTGCATCGCGATGTCCAGGCGGTCGAGTTGAAGGCCGCGGGACTGGGCGTCGAGCGTAGCCTGGAGCACCCGACGCTTGGTCTCCAGGGCATCGGCTATCTTCTTCTGCTGGTCCGCATCCAGCCCCGGCTTGCCCTGACCCTGCTGAAGCGCGGCGATCTGGTTTTGCAGCGTTTCGATCGTCCGATCGCGTTCCGTCGCCGGAGATTGGTTCGCGATGTTGAGAGCGAAGCGTCCTTGTTGGGCGGCTGCGTCTCTTGAGGATTGCGCCTCGTCCAATGCCTTCTGCGTCTGCAGGGCAATCAGACGGGCCTCAGCATGCGCGTTCGCCGGGTTGTTCGCGATCCTGGCGTTGCCGGCGTTGATCTGGTCGACGACGCGTTGCAGCTGGGCGATCTGCTCATCACGAGACGGGCCCATGATCGCCGTATCGAGCGCCCGCCCCATCCAGTCGTATGCGCCCTTAGCAGTATCTCGCACATGCTCCCAGGCGCGGCCGAAGAGCGTCAGATGGTCCGTCGCCTTGTCGATGCGGCCGGCCAGCGAAGTGACCAGCAGCTGCTGCGCATCGACGAGCCTGTTCTGCTGCGCGAGATCGATCGCCCGTTTCGCAACGGAAGCATCGATCAACCCGTATTTCTGGGAAAGCGTCTCAGCCGCCTTCGCGGGGTCGGCAAACATTTGCGAAAGCGCCTGGCCTGCGGTCGCGGCATCGGTGCCCATCACCCGCCCGAAGTCGCGCGAGACGGCAATCAGCTGCTCGAAGTTCTGATGGCCGATCGTGCCAGTCCGCAGGAAGGCGGCTTCCATCGAGCGCGCAGCCTTGACCGAAATCCCCGCGGCCATGGCGCCACGCTCGGCCGCCGTCTCCATGTCCTGCGCGCTGCCAGCGACCGCCCGGCCGAGGCCGGAAGCGGCCGCTTCGACCTCGTCGATCGAGCTGTGGTAGCTCGACCAGGCGGAAACCCCGAGGGCGACGGCCGCGGTGGTGGCCCCGATCGCGAGGCGCAACGGTGTGAAGACGGACGTCAGGAGCTTCAGCGCCGTGCCGAAGCGGCCGGCCGAGGAATTGCCGGTCTCGATGCCCTGGACGAAGGCGCCGATGACCTGGCTGCCTTCCATCAGCGCCACGCGCGCCGGCGAGATCCCCGCGGCCAGCGCCTGGAAACTGTTGACCCCCGCGGCCTGCAGCTGAAGCATCCCCATCCGGTTGAGCCGCAGCTGGCCGGTATTGCCCTTCAGCGCTTCATCCGTCCGCTTGATGCCGGCCACCGTGTTCTCATAGCCGGCCGTGAGCCGCGCCGCGGCCAGGGCGCTTTCATCCGTGGTGATCGCGCCCGTCGCCTCCGCCTGCCGGATATTCGCCAGCTCCTTCTCGTATTGCTGCTGCGCCTGGAAGAGGGGCACGTACCGCGAGCGGATCTCCTCGGTCGAGGGGCCGGTGGGCACGGTCTGGGCAGCCGGCGCGATGATCTGGGCCGCCTTCGCCCGGGCGTCACCCGCTTCGCGCGCCGAGATCGCGCCCAGCTGCTCGGCATCGGCGATGCGCCGCAGCTCCTGCTCATACTGTCGGGAGGCGGCGAAGAGCGGGTTGAACTCGGCCCGCAGGCGGTCGAGTTCCTGACGCCATTCCTTCGTCGCTGCGATCTCGGTGCTCAGCGCGCCGGCGTTGGAGGTCAGGGCGGCATTACGGCTGCTGTTGCTCAGAGACGCCGCCGCCATCGCATAGAGGGATCCGGAGCCCTGCCGGCCCGCGGCGACCCCGGTGGTGGCCTGCAGCACCTGCGCCCGGGCCTGGGCTTCCTGGGCGGCGAGATCACGCTTCGCGGATGTCGCCTGGCGGGCGGCTTCCGCCTCGGACTGGAGCGCTGCGGTGTTCTGGCGCGAAACTCCGGTCGCTTCCCGCGTCGCTTTGGTGATCGCCTCGACCCCGGCCCGGACGTCCGTGGCACCGGCTTTCGCCTGGGCAACGTCGGCCTTGAAGACCATTTCGAAGACGAAGGGTTGAGCGGTCATGCCTGGGCCTCCCGGATCACCTCGAGCGCGGCCCTCTCCATCAACTGAAGGTCGGCGAAGACCTTGTCGGCATATCCCCTGCGACGCAGAACCACGTCGACGCCGGCATAATCGAGGCCCAGCCAGCTCAGGCCCGCGAGACCGCCCAGGATGCGCCACTGGGTCGCGCAATCGAGAAAGGCGCAGAAGCTGTCCCAGTTGGTCGAGAGCACATCGAACATGTCGTCATCCGCGTCGAAGCTGGGCTCCGGCAGGTTCGTGACCCCCATCGCCCGGAAGTCCTCGAGGAGCCCGTCATCTACCTGCACGGGCTTTCGAGGGATGGCCCGCCCCACGCGCTCCGTTGCCCAGGCGCGCGCGGCGGCGATCAGTTTCCCGAGGAGGTCCCCGCGAGCGCTTCCTCGCCGCTCAGCGAATCCCGGTAGGCCTGGAAGACCGCGATGCGGAACCAGCTCTTCTGGAGGGCGGCCGTCAGGTTTGCGGCCGAGAACGGAACTTCGCCGTCGCTGCCGGAACCGCCTCCGCTGACGACGCCCGACCAGTTGCGGCACACGTCGACGAGTTGCTGGTATTCGTGATCGGCGCGTTCGGCCGCGGTCTGAAGCTGCTCGTAGTCCTTCTGCGCCGCGATCGCCTCATCGCGATCGGTCGCGCGAAACTGCAGTTTGAGGGTCTGCTCGATCACCTTGCCGGCGCGCTTCGGATCCGGGTCGGGGATCCGCACCACCACGGGCCACCAGTAGAGGTATTCGTCGACGAGCCTGAAATCCATTTGCACTCTCCTGTCAGTTTGCTTGGTGGCTCCCGCGGGGTCACATCGCGGTAGCGTCCCTGGCCTGACCTCCACGCCCGCCACCGCGGCGCTTCGGTTGGGGTCTTGCCCGGCTGATCTCTCCGGGCTCACCCATCCCTCACGGCATCTCGGCCGCCCGCGATCAGCGGACGGTGATCGTCAGCTCATCGAGGCCGTTGACCGGGCAGAGCCCCAGCGGCAGCGAATAGTTGACCCTGTTGTTGGTCTGGCCCTGCGTCGGCCGGCCGATCTCGACTGCCGGGGCCGCCAGCTCGACGATGTTGCCGTCGGCCGTGCCCTGGACGAGGGAGAGCGCATCGCGGGTACGGGCCTGGGCCAGCTCGAACCAGTTCACCGTGGCAAGATCGGTCGCCCGGACCACGGCCGTGCCGGTCGCCTTGCGGTCGGTGACCTCGATATTCTCCTCGTTGATGAGGAAGTCGGGCGTCACGGTTCCACCGTGGTCGATCGAAAGGCTCTCAACGCCGCCGGCCCAGCCATGTAGCGAGAGGGCGGTATTCGCCTTCGAGACGATCAGCGGCCGCGTCCAGCCGGCTTGAGTGACGGCCGGCATCGCGCCGATATCGGTGATCGTGCCCAGAAGCCCCGTCATCGAGAAGGTGAACCGCGGGATGCCCTTGGCCGTGAAGTTGTGGGTGAGCGTGCCCCGCGCGCCCAGGAGGACGTGCTGCACCTTGTCGGAGACGAAGTAGAGGCTCGTCGACTCCAGACCGCTGTCGACGAAGGAGTAATCGACGGAGGTATCGGCCGTGACTGTCTCGGCCATGCCGCAGGCGCGCAGGAGCGATCCGTATTTCGGGACGTCGCCCGCAGTGCCGGCACCGGCGATCTCCACGTCCATGCGCAGGCTCGCGTAGATCCCGGCCAGGACAAGCCCCTGGTTGCCGAGATAGGGCAGCATCAGGTCGCGCTCGACCTCCTGGCCTTCCATCGGGTTGAACTGGACGTTGGTGCCGATGATCGCGTCGGCCGCCTGCGGCGTCGCGTCGGTGCCATAGGTGTCCTCGATCTTGCTGAGCACGGCCAGCTTCTTGTAGTTGCGATAGGCCATGTCAGCTCTCCTTCGCCTTCGAGGCCGTGTCCTCGGCCGGGGTGGTGGTCTTGGCGGTGGTGGTCTTCGTGGCCGCCTTGTCCGGCGCCGGATCGCCCTTCGTCAGCTTCCCGGTCTTCGCGTCGCGCGTGTAGCGGCCGCCTTCAGTGGGCAGTTTCATCGTCAGTCTCCCGTCAGAAATCGCGAGGTGGCCCAGGTCTGGGCGTAAATGCTGACGCCCGTGGTCACCGGGCTCGACTCGCCGCCGACCAGTTCGCAGGGCTCCTCGAAGCCGGCGGGCGTCCAACCGGCGAGCGCGGTCTCGACGTCCGTCTTCAGGGCGTCGAACTGGGTGGCGCGGTCGGCGCCCATCATCTGGTCGAAGTCGCGCACTACGATGCCGATCAGGAACTGGGTTTCGACCAGTTGCTCGAAGCCGCCGGTTGCCAGTTCCTGACGCCCCGCGCGCTCCCGCCAGGGCATGACGATCGCGGTCTTGGTATCGACCTGACCCGCCAGCCGGCTGACCTCGTCGATGTTCTCGGCGATCAGCACATCTGCCCAGGTCTGGGCGGGCAGCGCGGCCTTCAGGTGATCGAGGATCTCGGTCAGCATCGCCAGCCCCGCAGCCGCTGGGGCGTGAAGACCTCATCCGGAGACACCGACAGAACCTCGCCGCTCACGGCCGAGGGGGCACTCTCGCCGGCCGCGACCGGCAGTGCGATCAGTCCGCGAGAGACGTCCTTCAGCGCCGCGATCGCGTCCTTGTAGTCGGCCGTCACGTGATCGGGCGCGCCATTGCGATGCAGGGTGTAGCGCGCGATCGAAACGGCCCAGGTGATGACGATCGCCGGAACCGAGGTCAGCGGCAGCGCGTATTTCGCGCCGACATATCCGTCGACCATGTTGTCGGCATCGGAGAGCGCCGCTGCGATGACATCGGGATCCGGCGTGCCGTCCCGGTCTCGGTCGGCGATCTGGCGGATCTCGGTATCACCCGCACGCTCGACCAGGTCATCGAGGGTCGCGTAGCTCATTCCTCAGGCCACTCCCTGGCGAAGGCCTCACCGGGCTTGAAGTCCTCGGCCAGATTCACGCGCTCCGGCTGGAACACGGCTCGGTTGGCCGCCATGAAGCCCTGCTCGATCGCGGTACGGCCGATCGCGAGCCAGCGTCCGTCGACATCGTCGCGCTCCTTCAGCGCATCGAGGTGGCGGAGCACCATCTCCTCGAGCTGCTTGTTCATGTTCACCAGCCAGACCGCATCAGCGGACTGCGGGCGATAGCCGCTCACGGGAAGGCCTTGGCTCATCTTCGGCATGCTTCGAACTCCGATCGAGGAAGGTGCCCGGGGCGCGCTGGCGGGGGCTCAATCCGCACACGCGCCCCGGGCGAGGAGCTGTGGGTCAGCTCTTCTTGGTGCTCCCGCCCGAAGCCTTGGCCGTCTTTGCGGCAGGTTTCGCTGCGGTCTTGGCGGGAGCTTCGTTGGACGCGGCCGGGGCTTTGCCCTGGGCAGGATCGGTCGCGGTCGGCGTTTCGGTGGTGGGCGTCGTGGTGGCCGCGGCAAGCTGGGCCTGGAGATCGGCCACCTGCGTCGTCACCTCGTCATGGGCTTGCGAGAGGTCCGCGAGCGCACCTTCCGCCTTCTCGGCACGCGCGACGGCCGCTTCAAGTTCCTCGCGCAGGTTCTCGATAGTCTTCTCGACGAAACCCTTAACCTCCTCCCCCAGCTCGGTGACGGCCTTGACGACGCCGGCCTGCTTGAGATGCGCGAGTAGCGTGCCGGTGACGGTGACCGTCGCGCCCGCGGGCTTCACCTTGCCGTCCACCTTGGCGGGGCCGGAGAGTGTGACGGTCACCTGATCGGTTTCGGGGGTGTCCATGACTGCCCCCCTTACGCCGCGGCCGCGCCGGCATTCTGGAAGAGGAAGCCCCCTTCCGCGCCGGTCAGGTAGGTCTTCCGTTCGGTCTTCGTCGGATAGATCCAGCTGTCGCAGTCGTTCTCGAAGTACGGCTGGTTCACCTGCGGATAGCCCATGAGCTCGTAGGTGTAGCCATAGGCCGGGACCTGGTAGGTGTTGGAACCCGGGGGAACGTAGGCGAGGATCGCGTCATCGCCCCACACGTCGAGCGCCGAGGCCGTGTCATCGGCGGTCTCGGGCAGATAAACCGCCTTGCCGACGACGACCTTGTCCAGCTCGAAATATGCCGCAAGCATCGCCGTGGTGATCGAGGAGCTCGAGGTGTACTTGAACTGGTCCTTGATCGCCGCGTTGAGCTTCAGACCGTTGAAGGCCGACGGGCCCAGAACCAGCGTGTTCGGGTATTGGCCGATGTAGCTGCGGACAGCTTCCTTGCCGGTGTTCATGTCGCCGGCGACGTCGGCCGTGGGGTCGCTCCAGCGATCGGTGCCCGCCAGCGCAAGCTTGTGGTTGGCGTCGTAGTTCGCCGCATTGCGGGCGATCGTGGCCGCATCATTCTCGTGGCCGAGATCGATCACGTCCAGCACCATGTTGACCGCGGCCGCGCCCAGATCGATGCCGGGAATGGCCATCGCCTCGTCCTGGTGCTCGATCGGCACGAGCCCTTCCAGGGCGTCCTGGACCAGGGCCACCGTGCCGTCGGCATAGCCGTACTGCACGCGCTTCTTCTTCGCGCCCGGCGCCCGGCGGGTGTTCAGCATGCGGAAGCTTTCCTTGCCGAACTTCAGAACGCTCATCGAACGGTTCGGGATCGGCACGCGCGGGAACAGCGTCTCGGCGATGAAGGTGGCATTGCGGTAGCCGCGGGCATGGCTCGACAGGATCGGGTCGATCACCTGGGCGGTGCGCTGGTTAAGGGGCTGGTTCATCAGGGCCTCACTTCACGAAGATGGTGACGTATTCGCCGTCGGCCGCGGCGGTGAGCGCGGTGGCGAAGTCATTGGCGGGAGTGGCCAGCGTCTTGACGCTGCCGGCGGTGGCCGAGGTGCTGACGCGGTCGCCCTTGGCGACGGCGCCATCGGCCTTCATGCGGACGGTGCCGAGCAGCATGCCGGCGACGTCCAGGCCGACCTCGGTGGCCGGATTGAGCGAGATCGCCTTGACCGCGGCATCTTCGGCCGTGATCTGCGCGTCGTTGAAATCGACTGCCTGATAGGCGTCGAAGGTCGACGTCGCGGTGAGCGTGTCCGACAGGACCGAGTTGAAATACTGCATGTGACCTCCTCAGGACACGGCGTGCACGGCGTCGAGGTACGCGGTGCCGGGGTTGGCGCGCATGTACGCCTGCGCTTTCTGGTGGCGGGCGAGGCCCGCGGGGTCGACGGGCTTGCCGTCCGAGGCGAACGAGGCGGCCTTGCCCTCACCGGGCTCCTGGCCGAGTTCCTGTTCACCGAACGAGACCACCTTGGGCTGCGCCTCCAGCACCTGGCGAAGCGCGGCGCCCGGGGCGAGCTTCTCGCCACCCTCGGAGAAGCTGACCGAGGTCTCGGCCGGCAGCGCGTCGAGGATCGCCACGACCTTCTCCTGGCTCGCCGGGATCAGCTTGCCATCGGTGACCAGCTTCTCGGCGAAGCTCACGTTGCTCGCATGCGCAGTCTCGGCCTCGCGGGCGGCGATGCGCTGCTCACGCTCCTGCAGCTCGGCCTCGCGCGCGGCGAAGGCCGGATCGGGTTCTTTCGGCACGGTGGCCTCCTTCTTGGGTTTGGGATTGGCGGGCGGCGCGGCGAACCGCGGCGCGTCGTCGTCGGTCTCGTCCAGCCATTCGATCTGATAGGCGGGGAGCACCTTGTCGGCGTCGTCCAGCCCGAAGCGATCGATCAGGAAGTCGCGCAGGCTGCGGAAGAGCGAAGCCGTCTGCTCGGCGACCGGATCGCCGAACTCCGCAGTGAACACCGCACCGGCCGGCTCGGCGAACTTCGCGTTCTTCAGCCCGCTGACGGCCGGCGCAGCAGCGCCGAGGAAGCCCACATGCTTCGGGTACCAGCTGCCGGGCGTGGGGTTGTGCCCCTGCTCGGGGGAGAAGAACGACATGGAGATCTTCTTGAACCGCCCGGCCTTCACCAGCTCGGCGAATTCCGGGGCGATCTCGTGGACGTTGGCAAAGAGACGTTCGCCCGTGGCATCGTAATCGAAACTCTCGACCCAGCCGAAGGCCGGGGCGTCGGCCTGCGGGTGACCCACGACGATCGGCGCCGGTGCGGTGGACGGCTCGTAGGCATCGGCGATCGACCGCAGGTCCGCCGCGGAAAAGGTCAGCGGCGCACCCTCCATCGGGGTGAAGGTGCCGGGGCGAAAAACTTCGATGCGGGCGGTGAGCGGCTTGGGCATGGGGCTTCCGTTGATCCTGGAAGCTTCACCATGCCGGATCGGGGTTTCGCCCTGCAGCGGACATAGGTCCGGTGCAGCGGCAGCGATCACCTGGGCCGATCATGGGGCATGTCAGCCACCCCGATCAAGGGGCTTGGCGCCGCGCGGCCGCAGATGGTGTCCTCGGTATCGTGCGCGCTGCGCCCTCAGAGCGTTTCTAACGGGGTCTTAACGGGGGAAGTCGAGTTTGCGCGGCCCACCGGCCACGCGAGGGGGGCAAAAGCCCTGAGTGCCCCGGGGTCAAAAGCCCTTTTCAATGCCGCTGATTTCTCCGCCAGGAGAGATTGTGGCCATCAGCCGGATGCCCCGCAGCTGCCCCTTCAGCCTGGTGGCGCCTGGTCCGGATTCGGGCAGCAATTTCGCGTCTGTCCCGAGCTCTCTGACCGAGCAGAATGATCATGCACCAGAGCCATGCGAGAACTACGAAAACCATGCCGACAGCATCCAGTGCCCTGCCATCGAAGATCATGATGACGAAGCCGGCAATAATGAAGAGCGGAAAGAGCACGACCGACAGGATCATCGCGAGCAACCCCGGGATCGCATACGTTTCTCCGCCCTGAGCGCAGCACGTGGTGACTGAGGGGAGCTGATTGACGGCGACGTACCACGCGATCCCGCAGACGAGGAAAGCAAAGGTGCTCAGCGGAACCACGAACAAGGTAGCAAGGCCGTCCTGGTTAAGGAACTTTGGGAGACGCATGTGCATACCCTCATCCTTGAAACTGACATACATTGCTGAGTCTCATGCTAGAGCAAATCGGTCGCGGAATGCAACTTTCGGCACCAGAATGATCCTTTATCCGCTCAGCCAGTCCTCTGCATCCTCGGTGATCGCCACCCGATCGGCCTCTGAGATCCCAATGTAAGGCCGCGCCGGGATGGTGATACTGTGCGCCTTGATCGTCACCTCGCGGGCGCCTTCGGCCCCGGCCTTGGCAAATCGTCGCCCGACCATGTGCCGCGTCTGCTCGGGCACCTCGATCGTGCCGCCGAGCTGCATCATCGCCGCCTGGACCTTCGGTGAGCCGATCGAGAGCTGGTCGTTGGTGGCGCTGTAGTTGATCGATCCCGCCAGCGACGAACCATGCCGCCCCCGCGTGTTCGTGCGCAGGATCGTCAGGGGGAGCTGGCCCTTGCGGGTGCGCTGGCGGATGGTCGAGGCGGCAAGCGGCGCCCAGGGAAAGCCATCCGGCCCGGTCTCCTCCTGGAAATGCTCCTGTGTCGAGGCGAGCAGACGCTCGCCCACGGCCCAGAAGAACGGCTTGCGGTTCTCCATCTTGTCCAGAAGCCGCTGCAGGCTCTTGTTTGCGCCCAGGTCCGCGAGGGTGACGGTGATGCTGACGCCGGTCATCTCAGATCCTCCTGATCATTTCCGCTGCCAGAGCAACTTGCCCTGGCGAAGCTGGTCGAGCGGCGCCGCATCCGTAATCCCGGAGGCCGCAGCCACATCGATGAGATAGGGTTCCCACCATCGCCGGCCGAGCCGCATGGCCGCCATGACGGTGCCGTCCGGGGCGAAGCGCACATACCGGCGATCAAGGACGAGCTCCTCGAGCTCAGGGTTGATCGGGTCTCTGACCGAGGCGAGACCCAGCCAGATTTCATCGGGGTCGCGCATGGCCTCGGCCAGGAGCGGCGTCTGGCGCATCAGCTCGGGGGAGCCGAAGCTGAAGTTCCCGCTCCCATCCCGGAAGAGCTCGTCGGAGATTGCGACCTTCGTGCCGGCCTTGTCTTCCCAGAGCTTGGCTTTGCCGATGTCCGCACCGAACGGCTTAAGGAATCCCTGGACATAGTCGGCCGGCTGCAGATCCGGGGCGAGCGGCTTTGCGGCGGGACGACGAGCCGCCGTGACCCGTTCGACGACGGACGGGGCCGGGTCGCTCAGCACGGCCAGGGGCGGTGCCTTTACGGTGCTCTGCGGCGGCGCGATGAGGGCGGAGGGCACGAGGCCGCGTTCCCAATGGTCGCCTGGCATGTAACTCCAGCCATAATCGATGCCCTTTGGCATGTGGATCTCCTGACCGGTGACCGGGTCCGTGATCTTGCGCGTCTCGATCGTCGGGGCCTTGTCTGGCCCGGTCTTGCTCATGCGGCGCAGGTCGCCCTTCGAGAGTGTCTTCACCCCGCAGGAGCAGAGCCAGCCATTCGGCGGGAAGTGCGTGTCCCACCAGGGATCGTCCCAGGCAAGGATCATGCCGTCCCAGGCAAGGTGCTGCGGGCGGGGATTGAGCGGCACACGGGTATCGGCATGGACGTATTGCCAATAGGGACGCAGCTTCACCACGGCGGGGTCCCGCATCTGCCGCAGACGCCCGGCCATGTAGCTGGTGCGGATGTTCGTCTCGAAGATCGTCCGGATCCGCCACTCCCGACCGCCATTGTAGGACCAGCCGTATTTCTCGACGATCCGGTCGAACTCCTTGGCGAAGGTCTCGCGGTCATAGGTCTCAGCGCCCGCGACGATCGCCGCCTGGAACTCCTCGAGCATCGCGGTGTCGGTGGCGCCGGCCACGACGAAGGCGCGATCGTGCTCGCCATACATCGCGTCGGTCCAGGCCTTCGTGGGCTTCACCCGCTTCTGCGTCAGGAAGCCAATCTGTTCCTGGAAACTCTGACGGGTCGCCGCGACGCTCGCAAAGCTCGCCGGGTCGGCTTCGGCGAAGACCGCCTCTCGCCCCTGGAAGGCCGCCAGCTCCAGCGCATCGCCGAGCAACTGCCCCAGCGTCTGCGGTGACCACCTGGCTGCGAGGTCGAGGAGCGCGCGCTGCGCGTCCTGCGCCGTCTCGGCCGCGGCGATCGCCTTGCGCACCGCGGTGATCCGCCGTTCGACGAAAGCCTGGATCGTCGCGACGCCCTGATCGGTGATCTTCTCGACCGGGCCATCGGTCTCAGCAAAGCAGACGTGGCGATGGTTCAGCGTTTTTTTTTGAGCCTGGCGGCGAAGGCGATGGAAGGATCGGCTGCAGGATCCTGGCTGGCGAACGGATCCGGGGCCTGGGCTGCCGGCGCGAAGGCCGCGCGCGCCTTTACCATTGCGTCGATCGTGCGATCGGAAAGCCCGTCGGTCAGCTCGAAGGAGATGATGTACTCGCGCGCGATCGCGTCGTCTTCGAAGACGGCCGACTGCTTGACGATCGTCACCAGCGCCTGGTTGCTGGCCGTGGCCGCTTCCGCCTTCTGTTTGCGGGTCTCGGCCTCGGCCTGCTCGTTCTTCGGCCTGGCCCGCCAGACCGACGGCAGGGCCGCACCGGGCAGGTTGTACTCGACGATCCAGCGGATCAGCTGTTGGCGGAGCGTGCTTGACAGCAGATCGCTGTCACTGTCGACCACGAGGCCGAACATCTCTTCATGCACGTCGCCCAGGGCACGGCTGCCCGAATCCCCGACCTGGGTGGTCAGTGTCTCGCCGGTGGTCCGGATCGAGATCTGGCGATCCCAGTAATCGAGGAAGCCCTGATAGCTGACGGTGCCTCCGCGGGTCGCTTCCAGGAACTCGACATCCGTCCCGATCGGCACGGTGACCGCGGAGCTGGTCCGGATATTCTGCAGGGTCTGGAGGAGCTTGCGCTGCTGCCCATCGATATCGCCGTAGGGGGTCTTGCCGACGACAGTGGGCCCGGCGAACTTCTCGAGGAAGTGCAGCCAGAAGGCGATACCCTCGCGTTTAAACAGGACGGGCCAGAAGAGGCTGTTGCCGAGGCCCAGGCCATAAGGGTTGTTCCCCTTCACGCCGACGCGGTGAATGATGAACTTCCGCTCGGGCAGCGCGATGCCCTCGTACATCGAGGTCCAGGTCAGCAGCCGCGGCTTCCAGTCGAAGCCGAAACGGAAGCGCCGCTGATCGTGGGTCTTGATCCGCTCGGGCCGGATCTGGGTGCCATCGCGCATCCAGACCACCTCGCTGACGGCAAAGCCCTTCAGCGTCGCGTCCAGCAGGTCTTCGCAGATCTGGTCGAAGGGAAGCTTGCCGAGCTGCTCTTCCACCAGGTCGGCGGCTTCCTTGTCGATCGCGCGATCACCGCCGGGCTCGACGCCCCACTCGCGGGCGACGACGGCCTTCTTGCGCTTGCCGAGCATTGCCCCGGCATGGGTGTCGCGCTCGATCTCGTCATAGATCTTCAGGCCCTGGCCGCCGCCCTGCTGGATCAGCGTGTCGTCGACATACTGCATCACGCCGGAGAAGAATGGGATCGTGATGTCGTTCTGGGCGCTGGCGATCAGCGTCCGCTGCTCCGCCGGCAGGTTCTTGCGGCCCTGGTCGGCGAAGGACGCGTTTGCACGCTTGTGCTTGCGGCGGCTCATCGGGTCGGTCCTCGATCGAGAATGGTGATGCCCCGGCCGCGCTCGGCGCGGCCGGTGTGGCGGTGCGGGCAGGCCTGCATGTCGTGGTTGCGCGCGCCGCAATAGCCGCAGCGCAGATTGGCGCGGCGCGCCGAACCGCCGAAGGTGTGCGGACAGGTTCGGTGGTCATGACGATGGGAGCCGCAATAGCTGCAACGCATCAGCCCCTCCCCAATCTGAAGCCGCCCAGCTGATCGCCGCCTCCGTCCGACGCGGTCATCACCTCGCCGCCGCCTGCACCGGCGCCGCCATAGATCAGCGTGTTCTGATAGAGCATGTCGAGGCAGTCCGGACCGTCGTCGTGGGCGGCATTGGGCCACTGCTCGAGCTGTTCTATCAGTGTGACCTGGGAGGTGTGCAAACGGATCATGCCGGCCTTGATCGGCGGCTGCAGGCGCTCGATGCGGAGATCCTTGTCGGCGATCGGCGTCACCGGGATCGCCGAGACACCCACGCCGGCCTTCGCGGCCTCGGTCATCAGCTGGGTACGCAGGAACTCCTGGAACTGGACGCTTTCCACGAACCACAGGAGACAGCGATAATCGCGCTGCATCGCGATGACATCGGAGATGATCACCGTGGGAAGCCGGCGACGGATCGAGGCCTCGACCAGGTCCATGCGGGTATTGAGGCGATCCCAACCGCCCACCAGGATCGCAGACGGGTCGCGGCCCTTCGCCTTCTTGCCGAGCGACGGATCGATCGCCCCAAAGAAGATCCAGTCGGACTGGCGCTGGACCCAATAGGTCAGGTCGCCGAAAGGGTTGCCGTCACTGATCGGCTGGTTCTGGTACTCGGTCTGGAAGGCCTCGTGATCGGCCGCGCGTTCGAGCATCAGCCATACGAGCGGCTGAAGGGCGGGCCAGTTGATCACGGCGCCCGCGTCCATCTCGGCCCTGCGCTCGGCATAGAAGGCCCGCGCGGCCTCTTCGCCGTCGGCCAGGAAGATTTCCTCGAACGCGTCCCAGAGGTCCATCCGGTCGGGCCAGCGCTGGATCGCCTGGAACTTGGTGACCGTCCAGGCGGGCGATTTCGAGGCGCGCACCAGAACGGCGTCGAAGTGCAGGATTGTCCCGACCCAAACGACGTCCATAGAGCCGTCGGGCGGCCCGAGCTTCAGCGCGGCACGGTTGATCCAGTTCCAGAGCTTGGTGCGCTGGTCGGGGCTGCGGACCTGCTCGTCGTTCTCGATATCGTCCAGGAACAGGAGGTCGGGCCGGAAGGGGCCATGCCGGCGACCACGGACCTTCTTGCCGGCGCCGAGGCCGGAGACGCGCACGTTGTTGCGGGTAACGATGTCTCCCTCACGCCAGACGCGGCCGGCGCCGAAGGCGTCAGGAAAGTCTGTCTGAAGGCGAATGTTGACGGTCAGCTCGGCCTTGATCGCTTCGACCAGGAGCGCAGCCTGCTCGTAGACGTCGCAGACCTCGACGATGTAGTGCTTCAGCCCCCGGACGATGCAGTAGAGCGCCAGACCCAGCGAGAGGTGCGTGGACTTCGAGGAACCCCGCGGGGCCACGAAAAGCTCGCGGGCGCCTCTGTCGGAGCCGAGAATGCCGGGCACGCGTTCGAAGACCGCCTCGTGAAAGAGGCTCGCTTCTCCCCGGATGTAGTGGGGCAGATAGGTTTCCAGGAAGAAGCGGTAACCGTCCGCGCCCTCGACCTTTCGCAGACGCTCGGCCTTGGCGGCCGGGTCCGTCGGAAAGGCATCGACGCTGAGCTCGATGAAGCGCGAGAACTCGTCCGCCATCTTGGCGATGTTCTCGCGAAACTCGCGCCGGCTGACGGCCGCTTTCAGGCGCGGCCGGACGGTCATGACGTGTAGAGCTCCGCCAGGCGATCGCCGAACGGCTCGATGATCTCGAGGACGGCATCGGCATGCTGCGGGAAGTTCTCACGGACGAACTCGAGGAGCTTGCCCATCACGTCCTGGGCCACGCCCAGCTCGGACACCTTCGGTGCGAACCGTTTGGCCGAGGCGGCCATCTTCGTCATCGCGTCGGAGAGCGAAACCAGCATGCCGACCTTTTCGGTGGTCGAATGGGTACCCGACTTGATCTCCTCCAGGATCGACTGCGCCTGGAGCATGAAGTCTTCGACGACGTGGCTGACCACGGTCTCGACACCTTCGCCCGCGATCACATGGGCCGTGCGCGCCGCATCCCAGTTGTCGCCGGCATCGCGCGCGGCCTTCTTCCAGCGCCCGACCGTCGCTTCCGAGATGCCATAGGCGGCCGCAATGGTCGCCTGTGTCATCCGCCGGTAGATGTAGTCGGAGCGCGCCTTGCGCTTGATGTCTTCCCTGGTCATTCGCCGTCCCGTAGCCCCATGGCCCATTTCTGGAGGTTTTCGATTGCGTGCTTCAGCGGCAGCATCTGGCCGCTGACCGCGTTGAGTGAGCCGTGGAGCTCGGTCATCTTCCGATCGATGGCGTGAAGCTCATCCTTGGTGGGCAGATACGTCAGGTCGTTTTCGAGCTTCTGGATCCGCGATTCCTGGTGGTTCTGCCGCTTCTCGATCTTCTCGATCTTGTCCGCATTCGATCGGGGCCGGGAGGAGACCAGCATCCAGACCGCCAACGCGAAGGTCATGATCGGGGAGAGCACACCGATCCAGTCGACCAGCGGCGAGATGTCGAACACGCCTCCGGGCATCAGCTGCCGCCCATCTTCGCGGCGATCTTGCCGGCCACGTCCTTGACGGTGTGGCCGCCCATGTAGAGGCCCATGTAGAGGGTCGAGAGCTGCAGCAGGTCGTTGAACGGCATCGGCGGCAACGCGATCTTCCAGATCGCATTGGCCACATGCAGGATCACGCTGTTCCAGAGCCAGAGAAAGCCCAGCATGTACATGCCGGCGGGGCGCCAGGCGCGCATCCATACCGGATCGGTCGCTTCGCCCGCGGCGAGCGCGGCCGATTGCTGCGCTTCCTGCATGTAGAGTTGCACCATGGCGGGGCTCTGCGCCTCCACGGTGCGCATGGCCGAGACCACCGAGTCCTGATCGGACTGCGCCTTGGCTTCGAGCTGATCGACCGGAATGCCGAGCTCACTGGCGACCCGGGTCAGCACGTCGGATGCCAGCCGCCCATCGGCGGGACCGAGCTTCGACTGCAGGATGGCGCCGATCAACGGCAGGCCCGCCTGGATGGCGATCGCGGCAAGGGCGCCCATGTCAGACGCTCCGGAGGAAGGCCGCGACGCGCGGCATGGTGGGGGCCACGGCTGCGGCGATCACGTCGCGGTATTTCCAGGCCTGATGAAGCGCCGCGGCGCCGGCCGCGACGGTGGCGGCAACATCGGCATGGGGCACCCCGGAGAGCTGATGCACCAGATCGGTCGAGCTGGCAGCGACGCCGGTGGCGATCGCGGCCGTTGCCTTCGGGGCGGCCTTTGCGCGGGCGTCCAGGGCGCGTTGCAGGGTCGAGAGGGTGGCGCGCCCGATCAGGCCGTCGACGGTCAGGTCGTGGTCGCTCTGGAACCGCTTGATCTGGTCGGTTTCCTGGCCGATCGCGCCGATCTCGTAGCCGAGCTTCCGGAAGCCTTCGACCGCGGCGCTCCGTTCGCCGGGCGTCATCTTGATGACCCAGTTGCCGATCTTCTCGGCGTTGCCGGTATCGCCGTAGACCCCCATCAGCAGGATGTTCGCTTCGCGCTGACGGCGCTTTTCGAGACCGGGAAGCACCTTGCCGCCGCTCTTGTCCCACTCCGCCATCGAGGCGCGGATCGCCGAAGCGGCGGCGCTGGATTTCCAGAGCTTCACCCAGGTCGCGCGGGCAATCGCGCCGGTGTTCCAGTGGAACAGCACGCCCGCATCGAACTCGTTCTGTTTGGGCTGGCCCATCGCCTTCTGGACGGCTGGCTCGTAGTTCTGGCGAAGCGCCTGCTGCAGGAGCGCCGTCGCTTGGTCGGGCCGCAGCACCATGCCCGCCTTCGGCGTCACGACGCCCGAAGCGGCCGTGAGGCCTGCGCCGATCGTCCAGACGCCCTTGGCGTCACGATAGGCCTTCAGCACGACGCCTTCCTCTTCCTCGAGGACGGCCGTGCCCTGTGCGCTGGTCTGCATGAATACTCGCTCCGCGAAACGGTTTTCCCGTCTCGCAATTGGCACGAGCGTTGCGCACCGCTGCAGCGGACATGCGTCCGGGGCAGCCTCAGTCGTTGTCGAAGAGATCGTCCTGTCGCGGATCGCGATGCCGGCCGCCGTGGCCCGCATCGCCGTTCGCCAGGCGCCGGACGTGGCGCTGCGAAATCCCGAGTTCCCGCGCGATCTGGCCTTTCTTCAGGCCCCGGGCTTCCAGCTCGTGGACGTTGCGCAGAACCTGCCCGGCTTTGCCATGCGGGATGTAGATCGCGGTGTTCCCGATGAACTTGCATAGCGCGTTGGCCGGCTCTTCGCCAAGCACCTTCGCGAGTTCGTGGTCCGGTCCTGCCGACTTGGGGATCCAGAGTTCACGTCCGCCAAACGCCTGCATCAGCTCCAGCACCAGCTTCACGCCGAGCGCGTCGGCCACATCGGCAAGCGATTCCGGAAGATGATGAGAGCTATGAGGCGAAATGGGCATGTCAGCCCCGCGCCTTGCGGGCAGCGTATTCCACCGCGGCCTGGTCGCGCATCTTCTCGGCCAGCTTCAGCTCACGGTATTCCGCCATCGTCAGATAGCGGCGACGCCCGCCGTTCGGGCGCGGTGGCAGGCCGAGCCGACCGCACCAGGCCGAAATGGCGGCGCGACTGCAGCCGAAGTGCCTGGCGATTTCGTTTCCGTCGACGCCGGCAATCCAGAGGTCCCGAAGCTGATCGGCATCCAGGTTGAGATAGCGGTTGCCCTGCTTGCGTTGAGGAAGGCCGAGATGCTTCGCCCGGTGCCAGAGGTTCGAGCGTGACAGCCCGACCTCCGCCGCGGCCTGCGCTGTGGTCAGCGAAGAATCAAGCCAGACCTTGCGGATCTGCGACGCGGGAATGTGCTTGTCAGCCATGGCGCCCCCGCTTCCGCTCGGCGGCGAGGCCACGGGCTTCCATCTTCTTCAGCGCTTCGATGACCGGGGACGCCTGATCATAGGAAAGCAGATCCGGATCGACGGCGACGTTGCCGCTGCCCTGGTCAACGAAGCGCGCGCAGAAGGCGCGCAGGGCTTCTCGGGAGCCGTTGTCGATCACGCCGAGGCGCTGGCAGTTCTTCCAGAGCGCATGGATCAGCCGGATGTAGGGTTTCGAGGCCGTCCGGGCCGGGCGGCTGGTCTTCACGCGGAAACCGAGACGCTTCAGCTCGTCAAGAACGTCCCGTTTCTGACGCTCTGACATGGCACGCAACGAGCGCTGGCCGGTGACGCGTTCCAGGAGATCACGGTAATCGTCATCGTCGATCGCCAGCTCGGCCTTCGCGATGTTGATGATCGCAGTGGCGTTCATGACTTCGCCCGCTTCTTTGCTTCGCGGGCGGCGTATTCCAGCTTCGCCGTTGCCATCAACGTGGGCTTCAGCTCATCTGGCGCATCATCGTAGGCGATGCCCCAGCGCCCCGAAAGTCGAGGCATCATGGCTTGCGGGATGAGTTCCCAGTTCGATGGATCGCAATTCGTCTTGTCGCCGCTGAGGCATTTGAGGACCATTCCCTTGGGGATCGGGCCGTGCTTCTTTTCCCAGAGCCAGCGATGCTTGTGGACCGGCCGGGTCGGCGCCCCAGTCCAGGGATTCGTCTCGTCCACGATCATGATGACGTAACCATCTTTCGCGTCGATACGTTCGTGGCCCGCGCCGCGCCATGTGTGAGGCCGATCTCCCTTCTTGAACTGGGTGCGTGCGCTGTTGGCATTGAAGGGCATCTTCTTGCCCTTGTTCATCGGCTCGTTGCCTTTGGGAAAGCAGCCGGTGCGCCCTGTCTTCCAGCCCTTGCGGAGGCAGAGCTGCTTCAGCGCATCCACGGACACATCGGTGCGACGGAAACGTGCGCAAAACCCCGCATGCAGCGTCTTTCGCGGCCAGTCCTTGTGGGCCTCGATCCACGCCAGTTCTTCCGGCAGGTAGTCGATTGCCTGGCCCTTCATTCCTGCGCCTTCCCGATTGCGGGTAGATGGGGAAGCACTTGAGCCCCGTGCTCTGCAAAGAGCTTGGCGGCAGTGAGCTGCAACTTCGCATTTTCCGAGACCTGGTCAGCGACATCGACAATCGCGCCGGCGCGTTTCACCTCCTGCTCGATCTGTTCGGCCGTCAGGCTTTCGTCGCTCAGCCGTTCCAGCTGGGCGAAGAGGTGATCATTGAGATCGGACAACCTGTTCTTCTTCATCTTGCACCTCCGGCTGCATCATCAGGACCAGGCCACCACGCCCGGCCGACCGCCGCCCGGCTCATCGCCGAGCGGGGTTTCGCATCAGGCGTGGGACTTCGACGCCTTGAAGGCGAGCCGACGCTTGGCCGGGATCTCGACCGTCTCACCGGTCCGAGGGTTCCGACCCTGGCGCGCCGCGCTTTCCTTGACCTGGAAGGTGCCGAACTGCGCGAGACGGACCGTCATGCCGGCGTCAGCTTTCTCGGAGATCTCCTTCAGGGCGGCGTCGATCACTGCCTGAACCGTCTGCTTGGACGTACCCGTCGCCGCGGTCACGTTGGCGATCAGGTCGGTCTTGTTGAAGTTGCTCATGGTCTTCTCCTTGGGGTTGCTCGGCCGCACAGCGCCGCCGGGGGTGAAATTCAAAAGTCAGTCGAGTTCGCCTTCGTGAAACCGCATTTCGGTCTCGACCTCGTCGCCCGTATCGCGGAGGCGCTTGATCGCCTCCACGATCATCCGACCGGCATCGTCGACGTCGCACGCCTCCGCGCCGCGCTCTGCACGCAGGATTTCGGCGACGAGAACGATGGTTGCGGGGTTGAGGGTCAGTTTCATCGACTTATGCCTTCGCCAGGTCGATCGTGACGGTCTCCCAGGGCGCATCGACGCTCTGGCGTGTCTGGATCCGGTAGTAGGTCCTGGAACCCACCACACGGATGGCAGCCCGCAGGGCCTCCATCGCCTTGACCCAGCGCTCATCCTCGACATCGAGGCTCAGCAGGGTGAACAGCAGCGCGCGGTTCACCTGACCTTCCTTGTCGGTGTTGAAGGTCTTGGTGATCAGGGCGCGGATCTCCGGGCGGCTGTCCGCGGCCCACTCGTTGAGGCATTCGTCGAGCAACTGCTTGCCGACCTGCAGCTCCGGTCCGAAATCCATGAGGTCGGCAACGCGAACCTCGACCTTCATGAGGCCGTCGTAGGTCTGATAGGTGCGGTTGCCCTTTGGGCCGCCCTTCGTAAGCCCGTATTCCTGTTCGAGGATCGCGTCGAAGCTGCCGAGATCCTCGAAGGTGTGGGCCTTGAAGCGCGACACCTGGTCGCTCAACGACAGCGCGTAGCCCATGACCTTGCGGACAGTATCGTCCTCAAGCTTGTGCTGGGCCTTCACGAGCTCTGCCGGCCAAAGCGCGCCCTTGGCGTCGCGCATATAGCTCTTGCCGTCGACCTCGATCAGGGCGCTCGGTACGGCGGTGGGGGCGAAATCGGACATTGGGGTCTCCATGGTGGGGATGGGGGGATTTCCGGCGAGAGGGTCAGACATCGATCCCTCCCACGAAGCGAAGCACGGACCTCATGCGGCCATTGCCCAGGCGCTGGTGAACCTCGAAGATGAGATCCTCGAATTCCGTGCTCATCTCGCGCAGTGCGGCGCCGATCAACGGGGACTCTCCCGGATGCTGGGAGGCGAGCAGCATGGCAGCCACGACCAGGATGACAGCACCTGCTTCCGATGAAGGCGGGAAGGCCGAGAGCTGCTGAAACAGAACGCCCGCCTCGTCGCTGAACTCGATCGCTTCGATCTGCTCGACCAGGTGTTTGCGCGACATCAGGTCACCTCCTTCAGCGGGTTGAATTCGCAGACCCGGCAGGCGCGCCACTGGCGCAGCTTTTCGGGGTTCGACGTGGACATCGGCGCGAGCGCGTTCTCGCGGCAGGTCGCGAGCGAGATCCCGCGGCCGATGTGGGGGCAGAGCCGTTCAGCCCGGTAGATTGAGAAGACACGGGCGGCATACTTGCGGCTGACCTTGTCGAGCTTCGCCGGATAGGTGCCCGACAAGAGCATCGAGAGCGACGGGCGCGGCATGCCGATTTCAGCCGCGACGGCGGCGATCGAGCGACCCTTGGCAACCTCCTCGCGGACGAGTTCGACCCAGTCGGGGGCGGGCAGATCCAGGTTGGTCAGCTGGCGGTTTTGCATGCCACGTCCTCCCCTGTGTTCGGATCATGGATCGCGCAGGCGCTCTCGCGGAACACCGGTGCCTTCGGGCCGGTGTCTTGACGGATAAGCCAACGCTTGAAGCCGTTGGAGCCCGGCGCCGTGCCAGACACGCGGCGCGGCATCTCGGCGACGTAGCCGGCCGCACTCAGCCGCGAGACGTAGCGGCGAGCGTTGTCCTGCTGATCACCATCGCCATCGCGAGAGGCATCGGCCACGATCTCGCCGATCGTAAAGCAGCGCCGCACACGCATCGCCGTCCAGGCGCGCTGGCGGAAGGTGTCCTTGATGATCTTCACCTGACCCTTCGGACCGCCGCGGATCACCTCGCCGGACGAGGCAGCGGCCTTCCCACCATTGGTGAGTCGGATCACGCCCGGTTTGACGATGGTGGCGTAGCTCCGCAGGAACAGCCGCCGGGCCGCGTTGTTGAACTGGCGGCGGTTAAGGCCGAGCTGCTCCTGCAGCGCCATGACCCCGTGATCGCTGCCATCCGCCATCGCTCGAAGAAGCGCTGTCGTTGCAGCGCCAAGGGTGCCTGTATCGAATTCGCCTGCGACCATCAGAACGCCCCCGGAACCTTGATGGGCTTGCCATGTGTACGGTCGTTCATGAGCGTCTGGCCGGCCATGTCGGCGACGGTGACGCCCTTCGGCCCGAGATCGATGCGGCGCCCGAACTTCTCGATGTTCGCGATCGCGTCGAGGATCTCGCGGTTGAACCCCTTCGAGACCTTGTGGACGAAGTCGATCAGATCATCGGCAACCGCCACCTCGCACCGACCCTCGATCAGCGCGGCGACGTCCTCGCGGGAGGCCGGCAGGAACTCCACCTTGTTCGGGGCGCGGCTCTCGATCTGGGGAAAGCGGCGCAGGTTGTCGCGGAGCCGCCCCATGCCGACCAGGATCGTCGGCATGAATTGGATATCGCTGATGCCGCGGATCGCTTCCATGATCTCGCTGCGGTTCGACACAAGGTCGCATTCGTCGATGACGAGGCCGAACGTCGTGCCGTTCAGTGCGGCCTCTTCGGCACGCGACTGCAGTTCCTGGATCACGCGGGCGAAGCGCTCGCGGCGCCCACCACGGATGCCCTCGTAAGACACGGAGAGCTCGGTCAGCAGATCCTTGATGAACCAGCTATAATCCCATCCCTTCTGCGCGCGCATGTAGATGCTGCCGGTCTGGGCGACCCAGCGCGACAGGGTGGTGGTCTTGCCCAGCCCCGGCTTGCCGTCGACCACCACCATGCAGGCCTCGATCGCACCGCGATCGTCGAGCGCATGCATGGCGCCCAGGAAGCGCTTCGTGTTGCTCGTCTCGACAAAGGTGTTCTTCATTTTTATGCTCTCCTCATGCTCTCAGCAGGGTGTCAGGCAACGGCGCGGAGGAGGGTTCGAAGCGCCTCCACATCGATGCCTGACATTCGGAACAGATCGCGGGCCGTCTGACTGCCAAGGCAGCTCTTCAGGACGTTGATCTGGTTTGGCGTTAGCTCTTCAGGGTGATCCAGGGCCCAGGCGGCCAGGTCTTCGTCGGAAGCGAAGGTGCGTCGCCTGGGCAGGCTCGCAGGGACGTCAGGAACTTCCGGCTCTTGGGAAATCCTGACGGGTTCATCCTCGATCGATTCGAAGAACGGCGCGGGCTCGACCGGCTGATGTTCCACCAGATGCAGCCCGAGGCGCTCGGCTTCGATCTCGGCCGATTTCTTGCCAATCCGGGCCTGACGACTCTTGGCCCGGTCTTCGATCGCCTTCTGCTCGTAGCTGACAGGGACATACCGCTGGGCGTTCGCCTCGAAACGCGCGACGCAGATGAGCTTTCCGGGCTGACCGGTCTCGACGTCGAACTCCCGGACCCAGACCCGGTCGGCCTGGTGATAGTCGTAGCCCACCATGACCTTCTTCTGGTGGTAGGGTACCAGAGCATGGTCGAAATAGGTGTTCGAGTTCCACTGCACTTCGCCGCGGCGGGCGACACGGGTCTCGTAGGGGCGGAAAAGATCGTCGACCTCGTCTGCATCGACCTGCACGGGATGGAAGCCGTCGCGCACGTGGGCGGCCCAGGCCTCGTTCGGGCTCATATGCCGCGTCTTCCCGGTTTCCGGGTCGATGAACTTCGGCAATCCGCGGTGGGGACGATCGTTGTATTCGGCGACCATGCCCCAGGCGAGTTCGACGAAGCGCTCCCAGCTCGGCAGCAGGCGCGACTCTCCGAACTCGGCAATCTCACGCCGGGTCTTCTTGTGGACGAACTGCTTCGCCTCCTTGTCCATGTCGCGGCTGATGTAGGTGGGCAGGCGCTTGGCGAGCACATCCCAGATCGTCGCCTGTGGGCGCTCGATCCGGCCTTTCGCCTGCGACCCATAGGGCAGCGCATGCATCTTCGTGATGCCGAGGCGCCCCATCAGGCCGCTGACATCGGCGTCCATCGCCTCGTTCTTGTAGCCCGGGCCGCGGTCGACGTAGAAAATCGCCGGAATGCCGTTATCGACGCAGCTGTTGCGGAGCGCTTCGGCCACTGTGCGCTGGTTTTCCGAGCGGGCGAGGGAGATCCCGACGACCTTGCGCGTAACGACGTCGAGGATCGTCGTGATCTCCGGCCGGATCGGGTTTTTCGTGACGGGATCGGCGATCTCGGCGTCGAAGGTCTTGCCGTCGGCGGTATAGATCGTGGTCGGCCACATGCCCTCGGTGGTGCGCGTGACATAAGCCATGCGGGAGCGCAGCGTCAGCAGTCCCTCACGGCCGACATGCTTCTCGATGTTGTTCATCCGCTCGCGCAAGATACGGCGCGCCTGTCCGAGCGTGATCGGCATGTGGTGCAGCCCCGGATCACCCGTCACCTTCTTCAGGTACTGCGCATGCGCATCCGAGATGGTCGGTTTCGAGGGCATGGCGTAGAACTTGAGGAACTCCGCGAAGGCCGCGGGGATCGGCTCGGCCTCTTTTGGCGGCACGGGCGCGAGTGCGACCACGCCCCGCTCATCCCGAACCTTGAACCAGTCGTAGAGCGCGCGGCGGCTTACGCTCATCGCGTTGCGCCGATCGTTGGCGACACGGAGGCGTTCCGGGGCAATGTGAAAACCTGTCGGCGAGGTCAGTTCGAGCGGCCGCGAGAGCGATGCGAGCTCGTGGGGCGAGAGGGGCGCGCCTGACTCGCGCCGGAGCTCGATTTCCTGACGATCGGCGAACGCCTTCTGGGCATTCACGAAGCTCGCGATGCCCCAGGCACGGTTCTCGCCGTGGGCGATGGCATAGCCCTCGATCGTTGTCAGGATTTCGGCCCGGGCCTCCATCACGCCCCGGGCATGGGCGCCGAGCGCCTGGGCTCGGATTGCCATGACCTGACGTCTTGCCGCTTCGGTCTGGATCTCGTGCGCGGCCTGCAGCGCGACGGTGGCCGTGCGGGCGGTCAGCGCTGCCTGTAGTGCCTCCGGAAGGAGCGAGAGGTGGTATTCGGTGGTGGGGCGTCCGCCCGTGCCCGACGTGGCCCGCGGCCGCGCCAGTCGTTCCGGCAGAGCATTCCAGCCCTCCCTGGTCGCGGACTTTCTCCATCCACGCTCGGTCATCGGAAGGCCTGCCAATCCGCGCGCGGCGGTGGCATCTGCAAGCTCCCTTGCCGTGAAGAACTGCTGGGCGGCCGCGCTCATCAGATGCGCCCCCTCCGCTTGAGGGACGCGATCACCCGGTCTTCATGGGCAGCCAGCACGTTGTCGAAGGTGACATCGTCGAGGGCGCCGAGGCTCTGGCTCACCTTGAGATAGCGCTTTTCGAGGGCGTTCTGGGCAACGCCGTTTGCCAGGAAGTCCAGGGCTTGCGCGACGTTGCCGACAGGGCCATCGCCCAAGATCAAGTCGAGGATCTTGCCCTGAAGGTCCGGCTTCTGTTCGGAAAGGGCCTTCAGCTCGGTCTGCTTGTTCGCGGTCTCGGTGCCGACTAGGCGGCGGCGGGCCTCGGGCGTCAGGTCGGTCCAGATCTTGACGGAGATCTGAATTGCACGTTTCGAAAGCCCAATTTTTTCGGCAGTCGCGGTAGCAAACGAAAACATTTCGTTTGCTGAACCCTGACGGGCTTTACCCCCAGCAACGCCGGCTTTCGTTTCCGGATACAGCTTCTCCCACACCCGCTTCAGCTCGAAGAGGTGGCAGCAGCGGTCGAGGGCATTGAGCTCGTTGCGGCCGAGGTTCTCCATGACCTCTTCGAGCCGGGCCTCGTCGGCATTGCTGGCGGTCGAGACGATGCAGCGGATCTTCGCGAAGCCGGCCACCTTGGCTGCGATCAGGCGATGGTGCCCGGCCGTCAGGCTCCAGCGGCCGTCGCCAAGGTCACGAACGCGGATCGGCTGAAGGAGGCCTTGCTCGCGGATCATGTCGGCCAGGGCGCGGACCCAGTTCATGTCCAGGGCACGGGCGCGGCCCTCATTGGCCTCGATCGCGTCGATCGACACATCGATGCTGTCTTGACCGAGGTAGGTCTCGGGGCGGTTAGCTTCGGCATTCATACTTTGGGAGCCCTTGTCATGGTGTAGTAGAAGCGCCAGCCTTGGGCCGTGGCCTGCTTGATGCAGGCGATCTCGGCGCCGTGGTGGCGAAGTTCGGAAATGCAGACGTTCACCGCCATCACCCGGCCCCGACGCACGATGTCGCGCGTCGTGTGGGGCTTGCCGTCCCGCAGGACCGCCAGCACCCGCTGAAGCCGGGGAGAGGTGAGCGCCGCCGCGTGCATCAGGCGTGCCCGCCCGAATTGGCCAGGACCCGGCGCAGCACATCGAGCGCGCCGGTCCTGGCGAGTTCGCCCAGCTCGTCCACGAGTTGCTCGGCTGATTGGGCATAGAGGCGGCTGGAGGCGCACCGCATGGGCCACGGCAGCGCCGTGTCGCGAGCGATGTCGAGATCGGACTGGGCGGCAGCGAGGAGTTCGGTAACTCGGGCAAGCTTGGCGCGCGGTGTCGGGGTTTTGCTGGTCGCGATTGCGGGCATCATGCGTCCTCCTCAGGTTTGGCGGGCCAGTCGGCCCCGCGTTCGATCGAGAAGCGCGCCCCGGCGCAGTTCTCGGTGTTGCACTGGATCGCCGCGCCGCGATCCCAGCGGGCGTAGTAGAGCTCGCCCCCCTCGCAGTTCGGGCAGGGGACATGACCGCTGGTGTTCAGCGGGATCGGAGCGGGCAGCGCGGCGATCGCCTGGGCAATGCGGTGATGCAGGGCGTCGCCAAACTCCTTCCACATCTGCCGCTCGGCGGCGGTGTATTCCTGGCGGAGCGGGCAATAGGCATCGGCGGCGGGCGTCGGCATGCAGGCCAGTGCCGCACCGAGCTTCCGCAGGCTAACCTCGCGCGCGCAGCACGGTCCGGTTCCCGAGAGCAGGTCACCGCGCTCGTAGCGGTAGTGTCGGCAGTGACCCGTGGCGCGCAGGGGGCGGGGAAAGCCGGTGCGGGGTTTGTCGTTCTCAGCCATGGTCAGAACCCGAAAAGACGATGAAAAATCCACAGCCAGGCGACCAAGCCGCCCAGCACACTGCCCATGAAGATCGTGAAACCGAGCGGGCTCATTTCGGCAGCTCCATCATCCCGAGGCCGGTGCCGATCCAGAGGCCCACGATCAGCATGCCGAAGAGCACGGCGCCGCCGATCCAGTTGGAGAACGGGCTGGCCTCGAAGGCACGGACGGTCGAAACCAGCCGGCGCCAGCCCGCACGCAGGGGGGAGGAGAAAGCGTGCGGGCCGGCGGGCTCACGCGCCACCGCCCCTTGAGTGGTGGCAGACTGCTCGGCGGCGCGGAGAAGGGGGGAGATATGGGTCATGCCGCATCCTCCAGATGTTGGGTTTGGAGAATGGGAAGGCCCAAGTTATACTGGCGGTGTCGAGGGACGTAGGAGCGCCCCCCGACACCTGACATCCCCTTCTGAGACCAGCAAAAGGAGACGTGTTCGATGAGTGGGAAAAAAGATGACACCCCGCGCCGGGAATTCGGAGTTCGCCAGCCGGATCGTGAAATGCAGATTAACTCGCTGGGGCCAAGGCAGCCCAGCACGTCCGGACCAGGTGCTGGCCCCGGCCCTCGCCAGCCCAGTGCCCCAGCGCCAAAGCCGCCACCGCAGAAATAGGAGCCTGACGTATGACCCCAGATCGCGAGAACGTCCGTTTCAATGCTCTCCGGAACGCCCTCTATCATACGGCGCGGAGACGCGCTCTTGAGCGTATGAACCGGGTATTCAATCTTGCGGTCATACTGCTTGGTGCAGCTGCAATCGGCGACGTGCTTGCTCGCTTTGGTATTGCCCAAAGCTGGATTGGCGCAGCAGTTGCGCTGATCGGCGCGCTGCAGTTGGTCTTTGATTTTGGTCGCCAGGCCCGCGACCATCAGACGTTGCAGAGAGACTACTACTCCCTTCTCGCAGACATTGAGGCCGTCCCCAGCGCAAACGATGAAGACTGCGCAACTTGGCAGAGCCGTCTGGTTCGCATCGCAGCCGAGGAGCCGCCAATGCTTCGCGCTCTCGACGCCAAGGCTTACAATGATGCGATTGATGCGCTCGAATTCGGTCGAGATCAGCGGCTTCACGTGCCGCTTCTGCACCGCATTTTGGCAGCTTTCGTGTCCTTCGAGGGACATGACTACCGAAAGCTTGGGGAATTGGGCAATGCTCATCCCCCTGCTGCCTGACACATTCAGCATCACACCCCCTCCAGTTCGACGATGATGAACGGCCATGGCTCGCCGCGCGCCTCGGCGCGGGTGCGGAGCAGATCCGCCTGCCGCGGGGTGCCCAGCCAGGCATAGGTGGTGCCGGTGGTGGCGCCGCATCCGCTCAGGTGCAGGTACGCGCGGTCCTTCGGGTCGCGCAGGCGGCAGCGCAGGGCGCTGTGGTCGACCGTCGGACGGGGGCGGGTGCTGAGCATTAGCGGCTCTCCTGGCTGATCATGGCATGGTGATCGCGCAGGCGTTTGGCATAGGCTGCCATCACGAAGTCCCGGCCAGCTGCGTCAATAATCCGTGCCAGAAGTGCCCTACCTTTGGGTCCCCTGGACTGGCCGAAGGTGGCGTTCCTGGCATTCGACGAGGACACGCCATTTTCGGCGCACCAGATATCGAAGCCTCGGCCCTGAGCCCGGAATGCGCCAACGATCGCATCGTGCAGGATCGCCCCGGGCTGGAACTTAATGGCGTTCTCGGTCATGCTGCCTCGTTAAACATGCTCTGCTCTTGGATCATAATATTATGCACTCAAATGGATACAGTCAATCAGAAATGCATCCATATGCGTGCATTGGTAAACGCCTCCATGAGGAGCGTCTGCGGCTGGGGCTTAATCAGGCTGATTTTGGTGCGATCGCAGGGGTTAAGAGAAACGCGCAACTCAACTACGAGGCAGGGAAGAGGGCGCCAGATGCAGGCTACCTCTCAGCGATCGCCGAAGCTGGGGCAGATGTTCAGTACATCCTAACGGGTCAACAACATGCCGAGTCGATTAGGCGGGAGATAGCTGCCAAACTGGAAGGTATGAGTGCATCGAGCACGCATGTCTCCATACGGCGACATGAAGAAGATCTCGTTCATCTTCCTCTTTACGATGCCCGGATCGCGGCCGGCGCGGGCAGCCATAATGGGGCCGAAGAAATCATCGACATGATCGCCTTCCGTAAAGACTGGATGAGCCGCAGACAGATATCGAGTGCGGATGCGGTTCTGGCGAGGATCAGCGGTAAAAGCATGGCGCGCACGATCAGCGACGGCGACATGGTTATGATCGACACGTCGCAGAAGGTACTGCCGGTCCGCCAGAACCTGAAGGACGGTCTTGCCCCGATCTACGCGCTTTTGGATGATGGAGAAGCGAGAGCGAAGAGATTGTGGCGCCCATCGGAGGATCTGCTGATGCTGACATCGGACAATCCCGAGTTTGGGCAAGAGGATAAATCAGTCGCTGACGTCACCGTAATCGGACGGGTAGTCTGGTGGGGGCATACGGAGAGAGTGTGA